ATTAATTGTTGATAATTTATCATTGAATTTTTGTATTGACTTGGCATCATATATGATATAGATGTATTTATTGATAACGGTAATGTATTGTATTTACGTGGAACATAAAAGATTAGAGGACCATTTATAGAAAATATGTTCATCATTTTTGGAACAAAGATGCCATTTTCCATTGTAAATTGTATTTGTCCTAGTGCTTTTTCTAAATCTGGTTGATCGTTAGGATCCATACTTGCTACCGTACCAGGTAAACCCTGCATTCTAGCAGTTCCTGATGGTATTAATGGTAATCTTAATACAATATAAGGTACAGCGGTAATAGAAACAATATTTGGAGGAATTGCTAATGGGTTAGTTGATATAGCAGTCATTATAGACGATGATTGCATAATAATTGGTCTGAATGAAAATATAGAGAATAATCGTCTAAGAATAACTCCTTCATCAGATAGATATACAAGGTCAGGGTGATCCATATTAGACACTTTGCATTTATCTAATGTTGACATAAATTCAATAGAAGTTGCTTCATATGCCCTACCAGATCTAAGATTAAAAACATTATTCCATAATTGAATTTGTACTTCAGTTCTATTTTTTAAGTCTCTTAATGGTGAAATATTATCACATACTGCATCAGCTGGATCAACAACCATCGCATAAAATAACTCAAAATCTGGTTTAGTTAATATTTGCTGTCTATTGTATCGAATATTTACAATATTAGCAATGCTTGCATATAACATTCTCTCTTCTAATTCTTTTATTTTTGGTAAGAATAATGCAGCAATTACTGGATGAACATGAATATATTTATTATGTCTTTTTGTATCATATATACCATTAATCGTTTCGGGATTACTGGTTAATATCTCATTATAACTCATTGATTGTAATACTACATACGAATGTAAAGATCTGAATAATTGGTATAATTTAATAATTTCTTGAAGATAACTATAATCATCTGTATTAGCTGGTTTAATACCATCCATAGTTTCAACAACAGGATGTCCTAATACTCTACTAATATTAGTATCTGGTAGCCATTTATCAACAACAGTACTACCATTTGGAGAGTTATATAATCTTCTTTCAAATACTCTCTTGATTTCATCAAATTCATCATTTGATAGGTTATAAGTAGTCTTGTATTTTAATGCTTTTTTCATGAATTTACTCATTGACATTCCATTAAAATCATTTGTATATTTGCGTTGAAAAGCATCCATAAATATATTTGCTACCTTGTTTATTTTCTTTTTTCGTTCAATAAAAAATTCAGTAATTGAATCAATAACATTTTCATCAGGATATTTTGATCTAAGTCTACTTATAATATCTGGTGATAATTCAGTTATACCATCTTTCATTAAAGCTTGGACTTCATTTTTTGCAGCGGTGCTATCAACTTCATTTCGTTGGTTTGGTCTATCTGACGACATGATAATATATATATATATATATAATTATAAAAAAATTTTTATTTTAATTTCTTATATTCTTTTTAAAATTATAATATAATTATTAAAAATTGCATAATTAAATATATAAATAACAATAACATAATATTATTATAAATAATTACAATGGATGAAATAATAAAGAAAAAACGAGGAAGAAAACAAAAAATACAACAAACAACAATAATTCAACCTGAACCACATATTATAAAAAAAAGAGGAAGAAAACCAAAAAATACAATACTTAATACTACTAATAATAATATTGATGTTAATAAAACAACAGAAATAGATTTTGAAGATAATATTACAATAAATAGTAAAATTAATCCAATAAATAATATATGGGTAAAAAAATATCAACCAATACATAGTAATGAAATAATAGGCAATAAAGAACATATTGCTATAATAAAAAAATGGTTATTAAACTTTGAAATATCTAAAGAACATGCATTAGTAATATCTGGTGGTCATGGTATTGGTAAAAATTTAATAACTACATTATTATTAAATGAGCTTGGTTATGAAATTAAAACTATATGTAGTACAACTCTTAAAAATAAAGATATTATAAATGAGACTATTCAAAGTTGTAATAAAAAAAATATTTATATAACATTTGGAAAATCAATTAATAAGAAATATGCTATTATAATAGATGATACAGAAAGTATTACATTAACATCTGAGAAAGATAATTTATTAGAATTATTTAAATTAAATGAAAAACATAAATATTTTCCTATTATATTTGTAAGTAATTTACAACATTCTAAATTAACAAATAATTTAAAAAAAATAGCATTAGATATAATTTTAGATTATCCTCCTATTAATGATATAAAAAAATATATTCAAATAATATGTAAAAATGAATCAATGAATATTCATAATGATGATGTATATATACAAATAATAAAATTTTGTCAATTAGATATAAGAAAATTATTATATGTATTACAAGATTTATATTATACATATAATAATACAATTATAACTACAGAAATATTTAGAGAATATCAACAAATTACACAAAAAAAAGATATGGATATTGGATTATATTATGCTGCTAAATCATTATTAGATAATTATAAAAGTATTAATAAATGTTTTCAACTATATGAAACAGAAAAAGTTCTGTTACCATTAACTATATACGAAAATTATTATAAAAAATTATTTAAACAAGCTTTACCAAACAAAACAATATTAACTATTATGGCTAATGTTGCAGATTCTATTAGTAATGGTGATGTTATAGAAACTAATATATATTCTGACCAAAATTGGTTTTTACAAAATATACATGGATTTTTTACATGTGTAAATACATCATATATTATAAATAATACTAAAGAAAATAATACTAAAGAAAATAATACTAAAGAAAGAAATACATTTAAGGAAAGAAATACAACTAAAATTAATTATGATTTAGTGTTTAGTGCTGATTTAAATAAAACATCTTCTAAAAATATTAATAAGAAAAAAAATATTGCAAATATACAAAATAAATTTAAATATAAAAATATAGATGATGTATTGTATCTAAATAAAATTTTCTATGAATTAGAAAAAAATAAAAATAATCAAATTATAAAAATATTAAAAAATTCTTATAATTTAGATAATAAAAATATCCAAATTGCTCTTAAAATTGATAAAACTAATTTACAAAATAAAAATGATACTAATCAAGATTAACCTTTATAACTTTATTTATTAATTCATCCATGTTTTCATTCTTCTTATGTTTTTCTTTATATTTTCCTTTTGACTTTAAAATATGAGTCCATCCTTCTTTATCCTTGAATGAAGAATTCTGTTTTTGTTTCATTTCTTTATTCTCCTCTTTAATCTCCTCTTTATTCTCCTCTTTATTCTCCTCTTTATTCTCCTCTTTATTCTCCTCTTTATTCTCCTCTTTAATCTCCTCTTTATTCTCCTCTTTATTTTCTTCTTTATTCTCCTCTTTTGTTTCAGTAGTTGATTTATTATATTTAATTTTCTTAAATGGTTGTATAGGATAATCTATTAATTGTTTAGATATATTTGTCCAATTCATTGTTATTGAATTATTATTATTTGTAGTTGTATTATTTAATATTGGAAATTGAGAATTATTATTTATATATGATGAATCATTAATATTAATATTCTGTATAATATTATTATTTAGTTTTTTTGGTATGTATGCCATTTTTGATATTAATAATAATATAATTAATATTTAAATTAAATTTTATTAAATTTAATTATATTTTATAATAATAAAATATATGTCAATTTTATTAGGTAAAATAGTTATTAAATCTAATAAGAAAAAATATATTAAAATAAAAAGAAATCAATTATTAATATTAGATGGTTTATTAAATGATGGTGGAAAGAGAAAGAAATATATTGATAGAACAAGTAATATAAGATATTCAGAACATTCTGGTAATATAGGTATCAAAGGTATGAGTATAGATAGAATAATAGTTAGTGGTTTAACTAATAGAGAAGATAGTGATGATAATGAAATATTATTACCTAATAATTTAGTAGATAGTTATGATTATAAGTATTTTTTTCATACACATCCACCAACACCTTTACCAGGTAGTAGAGCAAAATTTGGTATATTGTATGAATTTCCATCAATAGCTGATATATTTCATTTTATAGATCATTTTAATATGGGGAATACAATAGGTTCAATAGTAGTTGCTCCAGAAGGTTATTATATAATTTATCCTTCAGATTTTAAATTTAAAAAAATAAAATATGATTTAGAAATAGAGGATGAAATCTATGAAAAGATGAATAAAGAAAATATTAAAATTCAAAAACAAGCAATTAAAAAGTATGGAACTGAGATGACAGAAGATTATTATTATACAAATGTAGTACCAAATAAACGTTATTTAAAAATGTTTAATAGAATGATTAATAAATATTTAGATAATCAAATAAAAATAATTATAAAAATTAGAACAAAAGATAGTTTAACTAATAAATGGATATTAAAACATTTATATTTACCAATTTAAAATATAATTTTATTAAACTAATATATAAATGATATCTAAATCTAATCAAAACTCTGAATTATCAATGATGATAATTTTATTTATATTTGCTTTTATAATGTGGAATAGCTTTAGTAATTTTAATTTTGAAAATTTTGAATTTAATAGTGTATCAAATGCAACAAGTAAAATAAGTAAATCTAAATCATATAATTTAGGTGTATGTTCTAAAAATTGTTGTGCTACTCAGTGGCCAACTAATATTAATATTAATGAACGTTCAAAAGTAAATTTATCACAAATTGGAAAAGAATATAGTACTTCTAATTTAACATGTAATAATGGTATTATAAATGGTGGTTGTGTATGTTTAACAAAAGAATCTAAAAAATTATTAGAAAACAAAGGTAATGTTAAACAATTACCATTCGGAAATGGTTTATTAGATGAAGATAATAGAACAGGTGTATTTCAATTATCTGATAATTTAATAGATAAACCAGCAGTATTAGGACAAACAAATCAATTAATAGGAATGAAAATAGGATTTGATGATATTACAGGATTATTAAAAAATAGTAGTAAATTTAGTGATATATCATTAGAACAAGGTATGATGGAAAATAAAGCAATACCAATTAATAATAATTTTATTACTTGGGATAATGAAGAAATTAATAATAAATTAGAGGATAGACTATTTACAAGTGATAGTTCAAAAATGGATAGATTATTAAATAATCGTATTGGGTTGAGTACAACTGACAAAAATAAAAAATAAAAAATATTTTTAGTTTAGTAAGTTTTATATATAATTTAAATTTATATATAAATATTATTAATTAGATGAGTTATTATTTGTATCTTATTGAAACAAAAAAAGAATATACAATTCATTTAATAAATGAATTAACACCACTAATATACGAAGGTATAGCTTCAATATACGAAGAAGCAAAAAATAATTCAAATGATAATGAAGAATTAAAATTATTTCAAAGTTTATTAAGAAAAATACCAACATGGAATGAGTATTTAATAGAACAAGAAACAAGTAGAATTATTAAAAATTCATCTAAATCAGATATAATAGAAGATTTAATTAATGCAGTTATTAAATCTAATATAATGATATTAACAAATACACCACCAGAAAAAAAGGATAATTTACAGATTAAACATGATATAAGTACTTCAAAATTTATACATAATTCATATATAGAAGTAGCACGAAATATATTTCAAAATCCTTATTTATTTTATCATAAATTAAATTCATTTGAATTAAAAAAAAATCAAAGAGAAAGTTATGATGTTATTAAAAAAAGTATTGAACAATCTATTAGAAAATTATTACCTATGAATGTTATATTACAAAATTATTTAGGAAAAACATTTGAACAAAATAAAGATGATTTTGAAAATTCTATACCATTGTCTGACTATAATAATCTAAAACAAATGTTAAAAAAAACGTCTGAAATACCTATTGATAATGAAAAAATAAATATAGAACTAACATTACCAGTACAAGAACCAAAAAAATTAAATTCAAGTGATAATTTTAAACCTTTTAAAGAATTAGGAAAACAAAAAGAAAAAGATAGTGAAAAATCAATAGAAACTATTAATCAACCTAATAATAAATTTAAATCAAGTGTTTCAGTTATGTCATTATCAGAAACATCTCAACAAAATAATAGTACTAATAATTTATATTTACAAATGAAAAAATCATATCAAACAAGATTAGAAAAGAATAAAAATATGGATTCTGAAGATACAAGTGTATCTTATTTTAAACAAAATAATAAAGACGAATATATAGATGTATATGAAGATAATAAAAAACAAAACAACACATCAGCTAATTTTAATGCAATAATGAATAATATGGTTGATATAAATAATAAAGTAAATAATAATAGTAAAAAAAAATATTTTAATAAGAATAATAACTTATAAAAAAATCTAATTAAAAACTATATAATATGTTTGTATTAGAAATATTTTTATCAGTTGTATTATTTTTAATGATTTATTTTGTAATATATTTAGATCATAAAATAAATAAAACATGTAAATGTTCTAATGATATTTCTATTAAAATTCCTTTTATTTTTACAATTCTAACCTATATAATATATAAGTTATTAGAAGTTCAAATTAATGATTATATTAATGGATTCTCAACAATTAAACAAGATATAATAACAGACATGGCAGATTTTTAATATATTTTATCTATATCTAATATATACAAATGGATATTGATATACCAGGTCAAACACTTAAATTAGAAGAATTTGATATAAAAACATTAATAAAAGATACAGATGGGTCATTTATACATCCTAGAATTGTAATGATTGCACCATCTGGATCAGGTAAATCATGGATAGTAAAAAATATATTATATGAAATGCGTGATATTCCTTGTGGTGTTATATTAGCACCAACAGATAAAATGAATAAATTTTATGATGATTTTATTCCTACTTCATTTATCCATCATGAATTTAAACCAGATATTGTTCCTAAAATTTTGGGTAGACAAAGTAAAATTTTAGAAAAAAATGAAAATAGAATAAAAAAAAATAAACAAATTATTGATCCTCGTGTTGTTTTTGTTATGGATGATTGTATGGCTGATAAAGATAAATGGATTAAAGACCCTAAAATATTAGAAATTATGAATCAAGGACGCCATTTTAAATTAACTTTTATATTAACAATGCAATATTGTTTAGGTATTCAACCAGAATTAAGAACACAATTTAATTTTGTTTTTTTATTAGGAGATGATAATGCTGCTTCACGAAAAAAATTACATGAACATTGGGCTGGGGTTTTTCCAAAACGAGATCTATTTGAACAAGTTTTTTTACAAATTACTGCAGATTATGGTTGTATGGTTATTAATAATAGAATAAAAACAACAGATATTAGTAGAAAAGTATTCTGGTTTAAAGCTAAAAAAGTTGCACCATTTAAAATAGGTATTCCTGCTTATATTAAATTTCATAATCAAAATTTTGATAAAAATCATTTAGATAAACAACAATTATTTGATATTCTTTCTTTTGGAACAAAAAAGAAATCTCAAATAATGGTTAAATTATTAAAATAATATTTATCATTTCAATCTAAAATAAATATTTATTATTTTAATATAAAATAATAAATATTATTATAATTTTAATCTATAATCATTTGTATCAATTACTCCAATTCCTCTACTTAACATCCATGGTGATGGGTTTCTAAACATCTTATTATATATATTATTCTGTACAATTATATCATTATTATTAATATCTTTAATATATTTATCATATATTGGTTTCTCTAAATATCTATACTCTAACTGTTTTTTAGTTTTTTCTTTATTGATATTTTCAAATTCCCGTATTATCAAATAAATTAATAATATAATTATCAATATTATAATATTAATTTGCATTTAATATATTATAATATATTATTTCTTTTTTTGGTCTAATTCTAATTCTTTATATTTTTCACTTAATTCATCCTGTAATTTTCTTAATGCATTAATATTTGTATCAATCATTTGTTTTTCATTTAATAATTCATCTTTATTAGATTCTAATTGTGTTTTAATACCAGTTAATGTATCCTTTGTCTTTGATGGTTTTACTTTAATGTCTGAATCAAGTAATTGCTCATTCTCTTTATTCCTTTTTTCTACATCTTCTACTGCCTTCTTTACCATATCTTGTTTTCTAAGTTCATGATATTCTTTTGCTTCAGATTGTTGAGTATTATATGTTTTCATTAATTTATTCAAATCTTTATTCATATATTCAGCATCTTTCGCCTTATCTGGATTATCCTCAAAAGGACACCATTTACCTACTTCTCCAATGTAAATATTATGATGTGCATCACACTTTTGAAGAAAATCTGCTCTTTGTTTCGCCTCGTCATATGTAGCATAACATCCTCTAACTTTTACACCACATACTGTTAATTCTTTATTTCTATATTTTTCTTCTATTGAACTTGGCTTAAGAAATGAAATACACATAAATTTTTGTTCTGAAATAATAGGATCTTCTATTAGATAATCAACTTCTTTTGACATTATATATATTTAAATATATTTTAATGTTTAAATTATTTTACTATAATATCTACTTTATAAAAATAAATTGAAATATATTAATTTAGAATTAATATATAGTAATTATTATAAATAACAACATAAAATGGCTTTGAATCAACTAAAAGAAGCATATGCTATATATAAGACTTATAATTTTAAACAAGTACATACATACAATGAAAAATATTTTAATGATTATTTTGAATGTTCTAATACGAATCAAACACTACGCATATTAAAACATCTAATTATTGTTAAATTTAATCATAATAATATTCTATATTTGCCTAAATATTTGAACATTAAAGATGATAAAGTATTTAATATATTTGTAAAAATTAATATTTGTATATTAATACATATGACTTATAACAAAATATCAGAAGAATATATTTCAAAAATACTTACTCATAATAATATTTCTGATAATTATATAAATGTAATATGTAAGATGATAAATAAAGGATTATCTTTGACTAAATTAGATGAAGAATTATATAGTAATTTTATAATTATGGATACAGCTATTACATATGACAATAAAAATATACAATATATTGATCATCATATTATTAATACTTTAGATTTATGTTATAAATTAATTAATAATAATTTTAATAATATACTATTACTGCCATTTCACATACAACAAAATAAATCAATTGTATTTAAAGCTATTTCTTGTGGTTTTAAAGATATTACAGAATTATCAATTGAATTACAACAAGATAAAGAAATAATATTAAATGCAATAAGTAAAGGTTTTATAAATATTATTGAATTACCAATTGAAATACAACAAGATAAAGAAATAGTTATGGCAGCAATAAAAAAAGGATTTAAAAATATTAAAGATTTACCATATTTTACATATAATGATATAAATCATATGCTACATTTACAGTATTCTATTTTGTCTACACAAATGGCAGTTTCTACATTTTTTCCATTTATTAAAAGAATAGCTGGAAAAAATGATTCATATTTTACATATATTACTAATTTTTTAACAAATTGCCAATCTGAAAATAATATACATTTATATATAAATGATATATTACATTGTATAAAAATGACAGAGAATGAATATTTGTATATTAATGATTTATATAGAAACCAATATAATGTATATTATTTTGATTCAAATATACATACAAATAATATATATAATATTACAGATTTCAGATTATTTAGTTATAATAGAAAACTTACAAATATATCAGTACGAGGATTAGATAAATTAACAGAATTAAATACAATTATGATAAATAAAATTATAATAATTCATAAATCTGTTAAAGAAAATATATCTATAAAATTAGATGAACATATTGATAAAATTATATTTTCTTATTTATATCCAAAAGTATTGATAGATATAATTAAATTATTTGTTTAAAATTATTCTAATTCTTTTAATTTATTAAGTAATTGATTAAATTTTTCATTAATAGATATTTTTTTAGATTCAGTAGAAGACCAACTTCTAACTTCTAATTTAGGATGTTTATCTATTATAAATTTACATCCTCTTTTATCTGTTTCAGGTTTATAATAACAATATTTTGGTATTTTGTCTATTGTTATACCACAATCAGTAGGTAAATTATTTGTTTTTTTTCCTGAATTTTTAATTAATTTAACTTCTTCAAGTTGTTCATTTTGTTCTATAATATTAATATCATTAATAATATATAATGGTTGAATATTTTGTTCAATAACATTTTGTGGATAATGACTTAATCTAAGAATATCATTGTATTCTTGAATTAATTTATTTCTTTCTATATCAGATGTAGTATCATTTATAATAGGTTCTAATTCAGGATATATACTTTTTAATTCTAATAATTTATCAATAGTTTGTTGTAATTTAATTTTTAGATTAACTATTTTAGATTTAGTAGATTTCCAGTTAAATTTTTTACCATCTATACATAATATAGGTATTCCTTTTAATTCAATATAGAAAAAATCTCCATGTAATCCAGATGGTTTTCCATAATATATATTTTTTGGAATTTGATTAACATCAATACCACAATTTTCTGGTAATTCTGTTATTCTTTCACGTTTTTTCTGATTAAAATTTTGTGCTGTTTGTGTACTTACCTCCCTTAAATTACATTTTCTATTATCTGTACCAATACGATTTATATGGTCTATTGTATGTTGTTGTCCTTTTCCTTCAAATGTTAATTTATCCATTATAAAATTATGAAGATATAATTCTTTTTTTACAGAATTATCAATATGAGAAGAACCAATATAATTTCCATCTGATCTAAAATGCCATGTTTTGTTAATTACTTCAGTGCATTTAGTTTCATCAATAATAAACATTTTATAATCATCATTGAATGGAATACAGCATACTATATATTGTTTATCTTTATAGGTGATAATTTCATGATTTAATTCTTTTGTTGTTTTAGTTTTAGTTACTCGGGTTATAGATAAAACTTTTACTGTTTTTGTTTTATTTATGTAGCGGTCTAAAGAATTAAATGGTGTTAAAGATATAGATGACATTTTAATATATAATATAATATAATAAAATAGCTTTAAATAAGGTAAATTTCAATTTTTTAAGAACATCATTCTTAATTACTATAAGCAAGTCCACCCATGCCTGACATGATTCTAAGTACATTATAGTTTGTAGCATAGATAGAAATATTTGAGTTATTTGCGATGTAATCATTCTTAAAATCAGTAGTATCAAGAGCACCACCAAAAGTTAAGTTAAGAGTAGCGTTATCAATACGGGACATATTGCATGTTCCAGATGGTTGATGTTCTTCAGGGTTAAGAGCAAATGAGTACATATTAAGACCATCAGTTGGTGTATTTGAATGATGTTGGTAAGGTTGTACATAGTTAAAGTAATTACCATCACGTTCAGTAAAGCGATCATGACCATTTAATTGTAGTAAAACACTGCTTACTGGGTTTCCTGATCTATCAAGATAGAAACCATAATTATCACTTTGATTTACTACAATATTCTTGGTGCTTGCCCCATCTGAACTCATTGATGCAGTTGTAGTAGCATTTTGTAGAGTAGATAAAGCAACAATAGCACTATTACCACTTGTAATTAAATGTTTATTATTAAGATGTGCTCTCCAATTATTAGAAACTGGTTGAGAGATTTCACCCATAGTTAATAGATCACCAAGAATAGTAATATTATCAGCATCTGGTACATCATCAATTGCAATTGGTTTAATACGATTAAAGATTGCGACTAAAGTTGCATTAGTTTCATCAACTGGTTTTAGACCACCTTGTAATTGTTCTCCAGGTGTATTAAGAGAAGTTGTTGCTCCAGTATTTACATCAAGTAATCCATCTACAGTGTATTTACATACAGATAATATAAAACGCTTAGTAGCAACAAGAATAGCATTTTCAAGATTCTTTGGATTGTATGCTAAGAAAGCATTTGCAGATTGATAACGACCTAATTGAGTTACCCAATATAATGCTTTACATGGGTGATTAAAGTTAAGTCTAAATTTTTGAGTAAGAGAATTAATTGATTCAGCACCAGTGAATTGTACTTGTTCAATTAAATATTCATGTTGAGCTTGTGCAAATCTCTTACGTTCTTCAGTATCAAGATATACATAATCTACAAAAAGAGAAGCTTTTTGCATATCAATATTAGGAACAGATCCACCTTGTTCAAAATTTACTAATTTAGAAATTGGAGAAAATTCAAAGTTAATCTTTACTTCATGGTATTGAAGAGCGATAAGTGGGATAGCCAACCCATCATTACGATTATTGAAGAATTTAAGAGGAATGTATAAGTATGCTTGAGAATGAGCAGTACGAAGAGTAGTTAAATCACTGGTATTACCAATCATTACATCATAACCACGATCATGAGCCCAGTTTCTTGCTAATTCATACCAGATATTTAACCAATCACCATATTGTTTATCAATACGAGTACCACCAATTTCAAGTTCAACACTGTAGATGAGTGCATGTCCTACACGGCTAACCCAAGCCCAATTTTTATTACCTGAATCAAAGCCTGGTAATAAAACTTGTAAGTACATTTTAGTAATTAAATCACCATTTCTGCTAATTTGGCAAGTTACCTTACGACCAAATCCTGGTGTACCATTAAATACCTGCTCAATATTTTCAATTGCGAAGTTTGTATGGCGTCTATAAACGACTTTAAAAAAGGTAATTTGAGGATTTCCAGTTAGATAAACATCTTGAGCACCATAAGCTACTAATTGCATTAAACCACCACCCATTTTTTCTTTATTATATATATGATAAAGAAAAAAATTTTTCAAAAACGCATATTTAAATAATATTATATTTTAAAATAAAATATATAAAATTATATACTATATTTTATTTTATATATTATATATTATTTTATGAATAGCACTATTAATTCATTTAGAGAAAAACATACTAAATATCGTACTTACATCAACTCAAATAAAAATAATATTAGTACAACATTAGATATAAAGCATAATGAAAAAATAAATGATTTTAATAATCAACATAAATTATTACAAAAAAAATTAAAACATTATAATAAAATTAAAGATGATACTAATAAACAAACTGAAGCTAATAATTTTAAATTAGAAATAAATGATTTACAAAATAATGTTAATAAAGAAATAGATTATTATGATGATACTATGGATATATTATTAGATTATTATTCTATTAAAAAAAAACAAGATTCTAATATTATTGATATTTGTGATATCTTTAAAAAAAAAGATACAATTAACAATAACCAAGATAAATCAAAATTATATGATAAATATATGAAAAAAGTTTATAATATTAATACTCGTAAAAATAAACCTCAAATTATACCAAAAATATGTAATATTTGTAAAATAGAAAAAACAGTTCATATTAATGAAGGATATTTAATATGTACTATATGTGGTGATTCTGAAGCTATATTGATTGAAGTTGATAAATCTAATTATAAAGATTCTAATACTGAATTAAAAGCATGTGCTTATAAAAGAATAAATCATTTATCTGAAATATTAAATCAATATCAAGCAAAAGAATCAACTGAAATAGATGATAATATCTATATACAAATTAAAAATGAATTACAAATACAACGAATATATGATTATAACTTATTAGAACATAAATGTATTAAAAAAATATTAAAAAAATTAAAACTAAATAAATATTATGAGCATACACACCATATAATAAATGTCTTAAATGGTATTCCACCACCAACTATTACAAGAGAACAAGAAGAAAATATTAAAAAAATATTTAGAGATATCCAAAAACCATTTACAATATATAGACCAAAAAAAAGAAAAAATTTCTTAAACTATAATTATATTATTCATAAAATATGCCAATTATTAGAATATGATGAATTTCTACCACACTTTCCTCTACTAAAATCAAGAATTAATTTAGAAGAACAAGATATTGTTTGGGAAAAAATATGCAATTATAAAAATTATGAGTTTATTCCCTCTATTTAATTTATAATAAATTAATATAAATATATATATTTATATTAATATAAATGAATAAACAAATGAATTCTAATAGTGATGATAGTGATGATAGTGATAGTGATGATAGTGATAAGAATACAATAAAAATTATTCAAAAAAATGTTTCTAAAAATATAAAAATAAAGTCAAAAAAAGCATTAAAACATTTAGAAGCAATTAAACAAATTAATACAGTTGAAAAAAAAGAAAATATAGTTGAAGTTGATAAACAAGATGAATATTTAAATAATAATATTAATGATTTTCCAGATTTTCATATAGTTAGTGTTAGAGTCATGCAAAGAAATGCTCGTAAATTTATTACAACAATTGAGGATATTCCTGATAAATTTCTAATAAAAGAAAAATTAGATACTTTTTTAATAACATTAAGAAATAGTATAGCATCAAGGGCAACATTAAAAGAAAAAAACAATATTAAATATATTGAAGTTTCTGGAAATAAAATAGAAATAATTGTTGCTGTTTTAAAAAATTATTTAAAATGTTCAGATGATATGATTAGAGTACATGGAAATTAAAATTTAAAATTAAAATTTAAAATTTAAAATTAAAAATAAAAATTAAAATTAAAATTAAAATTAAAATTTAAAATTTTAATTAAAAATTAAAATTAAAATTAAAATTTAAAATCAATTCAATTTAATTTTATAATTGGTTGATATATATCTAATAATGTTTGAGTAAGAATAACTGTTGAACAAATCATTATTATTTCTGGATATGGTATTTTTCCCATAGTGCAATATTTAAGAACAAAATAGATAGTTAAGAATTGAATAAATGCTCTAGTTATTTTTATTAATATAATATTATTCATAATATTATATTATTATAAATATTTTTTATTTAAATATTACAATATAATAATATATTAATATATTTATGACAGGAGGATTAATTCAGATAGCATCATATGGAATACATGATATATATTTAATAGGTAATCCTCAAATAACATTTTTTAAAATTGTATATAAAAGACATTGTAATTTTTCTATGGAATATATAGAAGAACAATTAGAAAATGATTGTAATTTTGGAACAGAATCAAATTGTATTGTATCAAAAGCAGGTGATTTATTACATAAACTATATTTAAAAATAGTTATTCCTCAAGTTATTATTAATAAAAATAATAATACTATTTCTAATATAAATAATAATACATTTATAGGATTCTATAATAATTATAAAACATCTTATAATTTAATTATTAATTTTATTAATGCTATTAATTTTAAATTAATTCAGCCATTATATAAATATATCCAGATTGGTAGCTTTAAATATTCTGAATTAAATTTAAAATATAAAGCATTTTACAACAAGATGAATTATCCGAATGAATTGAGTAAATTAAATAATATTATTATTACTTTTTATAAATCTTTTAGAATTCCATTAAAGATACAAACCAGTATTAATCATATAATTAATTTTAGTACAAATATTACAATTAAGCATATATTAGATTTTAATACATATTTTTTAGATTCTGATTATATAAATACATCAATTTCTAATACATTAATTTTTAATAATATTAATAATTTACTTTTTAATTATAATATACAGTTAAAAATTATTAAAGAACAATTAAACAATCAATTAAAATTTTATACAACTATTTATAATAAAATAATTAGAGAAAATGTTAATTTTGCATGGGTTGAATTTTTAGGACATCAAATTATTAATAGGATTGAAATAGAAATAGGAGGAAAGGTAATAGATTTTACAGATGCAGTACGAATGAATTTACATTATCAATTAACAAATAAAATTTTTCACGATGAGACATATAATAAATTAATTGGGAATGTTTCTGAATTAACTACATTTAATACAGAAATTAAACCATCTTATATTATGTATATTCCATTAGATTTTTGGTTTTCTAAATATTCTGGATTATCTATACCATTAATATTTTTACGTTATCATGATGTTAAAATAAATATTAAATTAAATAGTTTAGTAAATTGTTGTTATTATGAAGAATTAAAATCAGATATATTTATAGAAAATTTAATTAAATTGGATTCTGTTAGTTTAATTATAAATTATATATATTTAGATACAGATGAAAGAAAAAAATTTGCTCAATTATCTCATGAATATTTAATTGATCAATCACAAGTTATTAATTACAAAAATGTTAATATTTCAAAAATAAATTTAGAAATTCCTTTTTATAATCCTATTAAACAATTATTTTGGATTACTCGAGATTATAATAATATTAATAGATTAAAATATTTTGATTATAGTATGTCATATTATGTTGATATATTTCAATTTAAATCTGTTAATTTATTACCAGGTGGATTAATAAAGCATAGAGAAAATGTAGTTTGTATTGAAACTGTAGAATATAATTTAAGTAAATATTTACAAATAGGAGATGAAATAGAAATAATAAATAGTATATATTATAGCGGAAAGTATAAAATATTACTAATAGAAAATCAATATATGTATATTAATTATTCTTATTATGTTAATGAATCTTATTTAAATAATTATACTCAAATATTTAATAATACTTATATATATGATAAAACAACAAATTATAGTGGTAATTCACAAGCATTTATATATAAAATAATTAATAAAAACCCAATAGATACAAGCACTTTAGAATTAAATAGTATATCATTATTTGATAATAGAAATAGTATTTATAATAATTTTGTTCAACCATATCAACATAATTCTAGAGCACCAAATTATGGATTAAATACATATAGTTTTGCTTTATTACCAGAAGAACATCAACCAAATGGTTTTTGTAATTTTAATAAATTAGATTTAGCAAATTTAACAATTCAATTTAATCCTGATTATCTGGTAAATAATGGTAATAAAACGGTTGATGTATTAATTTATGCACATGGTTATAATATATTGCAATATGCTTATGGAAAAGCTAAAATAGTGTTTAATTTATAATTTTTAATTATATTATATAAATAATAATAAATATATTTTATATAATAAAATGGCTGGTGGATTATTACAATTAGTATCATATGGGAAAGAAGATGAAAGATTAATAGGAAATCCTGAAATAACATTTTTTAAAATAGTATATCATAAACATACTAATTTTTCATTAGATACATTACACACATTACACACTATAAAATATGGATCAAATACTGAAATTATTATACCACAAACAGGGGAATTATTATATAAGTTATTTATAAAATTAGATTTACCAGAAATATCTGTTATATACAAAGAATCATTTATTGAAAAAGTAAATGAATTTATAAATAATATCTATTATAATTATTCATTTAATATATATAATTCAAATAAATCAAATATTTTTAATATTGTTAATCTAATTAATAATAATTTAAATATTATTAATAATGAAAAAAATATTATTCAATTCTTTAGTTATATAAATAATGATGGTAAATTATCAACATTATATAATTTATTTGAAAGTTCATTTACAATGGCATATAGTCATAATTTAGTTGTTAATCCATATAAAACACAATATTTTTTAGATAGAAGTATTTTACAAGATTATATATTAGATAGTACAGTTCCTTTTAATAATTATTTATTTAAAAATTATAATTTTTTCAATGAACAAAATTACTATTATTCAACTGATTATGATTATTTTACAATGTTCAATAATAATTTTAAATCAATCATGTCTTCTATAAATTTAAATAATAAATATGAATTTGTATTAATTACAAGAATATTTGATTATAATTTAGAGTTAATATTAGAAAAAAATTCATATATGTTATCAACCAGTGTAGATTACTATAATGATTTTAAAAATAAATTATTATATAGTACAATTCGTAATGAATATTTAAGACAAGAATATAATTATATTAAGAATGGTTATGATAGTATAGATGATTTAATGATTAAATTTAATGTTAATGGTAGAATTATATTATATGATGATGTTATTAATAATATTCCTAGATATTTAGTATTTATTGACAAAACAAATATAACAACATTAACTTTAATCTATATAACTGATATATATAAATATATTCCAACAAGTTATAATACTATTTCTACAAGTTATTATAATTATACTGGTTATATTGTTAATTTAGATTATATGAATAATTTAATTATTTTATCTAATAAATTAAATTATACCCAATATGCTATTTTTAATATAATAAATATTTATAAATCAGATGGATCTTATAATGAATTAGTTATAAAATTAAAAATATCTAAAATAGATATATCTTTTGATACAGATAAAGTATCAATACTATATGTTATTTATATATCAACTGCTAATTTAGATTATAATTATAATCTAATTAATAATGTTACTTATTTATCTTATATTGCAAATAATGATAGTAATTATACATATAATAATACAATAGATAATACAAATTATAATATAACACCAACAGCAATTTTATTAATAGACAGAACAAAAGATATTCCAATTGTAAAAGATACAATAAATGGTTCTTTAATTATTTATTGTAAAAATACAATAGATACTGTTAATATGAATAATTTACAAATATTAAGTCCATATATTCCTATATTAAATAATGAAAATTCCTTTTTTAATTTATTAGATACTACAAATACTGATTATAAATTACAATTAGATTATGCTATTAGTAATAATTTTAATACTATAAATACAAAAGATATTATTTCATCTTATTCTAAAACAGTTTATAGTATGTTAAATGCTTATTTAAATACTATAAATGTTAGTTTTAAAAATACTATAAATAAGGATACTTTAACAGTTATATTAGATATTCAAACAAATAAAAAGCAATTAAATAATTATAAAAATATATTAAATATTAGTAGTACAATTAATAATACATTATTAGATAAAATAAATAGTAATTTTGATAATTATTTAAATAAGATAATTAATTCATATAGTTATATAGTTTATACAAAAGATATATATTCTGAATTAGTTAATATTTACAAATTAACAAAAACATTTTCTGATCAATTAACTAATTTATCATTTATTAATTCATTTGATACAACTAATATTTTTTCATTTATTTATGAAAAAGATGGTTATATATTAACTAATTTAACATATAATGATATTATTTTAACAAAAATAGAAAATACATATATGGATACAGTTGATGATAATTTTTATAAATTACGATTATATCCTGATTTTGTTGATGAAATAATATTAACACAATTAAATAATCAAACAGATTTATTATTAAATGATGCTCAAAAAAATTATATAATACCAAATAATATATTAAATACAATTATTAATATAACATATGATGATATTAAATATGATATTAAATATACTTATACAATTTTACATGTTTTAAATATGAATAAATCGTATGCTGATGTTTATGTAAAAACAAATATAGATATATATCAAGATGGAATTTTACAAGAAAATTTAAATACAATTAATTTAATAATTACTCAAGAATTTATTAATGTTATTCCTTTAATAAATAATAAAAAATATGTATTAAATAGTGAGATTGATACTAATATTTCTTATGTTATTGTATATTCTGATAATTATCCATTAGAAACTGGTGATACTACTATAAATGGTAAATATAAATTAGTAAATTATTATTTAACAAATTTTACTAATTTAGAGGATATATGGTGTATTCAGCAAAATTATTCAAGTATATATGATATTATAGCATTTCCAAGTTATTTTTATGGTAAATTTAAATATGATATTCCGTTAAATAATGTAGAATATAATAATAATAATATATTTATTCATGATATTTATATATTTGCTTTGTATAGTGCTTATAAAAATTTACTATATTACAATAATAATATAGTATCAAATATAACAAGTTTATTAATTCAGGAGATAGCATTAAATATATCAAGTTATTATAAGGACCCATCAATACAATTAAATAATTTAACATCACAATATGAATTATCTAATACTTCATTACAAGAACAATCAATTGATTCAACACAATATATTACATTTTCAGCAACAAATTATAATTTAATAAATATATTATCTAATTCATTATTTTTAAATTCAGAACATATATTAAATACTTCATTTGATTTAATTCAAAAATATGATAGACAATTATTAAATTATTTACAAAAAAATATTATATATACAATACCAAAATTTCCATCTACTATTAATAAATATATTAATTTAAGTAATAATTATTTGAATTATTATAGATATTTAAAATATTTGGATTTTAATACAGAACCAATAAATATATTAACTAAAATTACTAATTATAGTAATTCTAATTATGATTTAGTATATGATAATAAAAATAATTATACATTAGAAAATGATTTAGTTAATAAAATAAGTAATAATATTATTATTTATGATATTAGTAATAATATTAATAATGATAATAAACAAGTTATACTTAATATATTAAATATTTTTAATACAAATTTTTCAGAAAATTTTAATTATTTAGCTATTATTAATAATATTCAAAATATTAATGGAAAATATTATAATAAATTAGTATATGAAAATGTTTATAATATAGTAAATTTAGCTATTAAAAATTATTTAATAATATATTTGAACCGAGGAGATATATTTAAATATAATAATTATTTATCATTAGATGATAGTGTATCACGAATAATAGATTTATTTATTGGTAAAATAACTGATTTTACAAGTAGAACAGAGATTATGACAGCTTTATTATTTTTACAACAAAATAATTATATAACAACAGCTATATATTTAACATTATTAAATACAATATTAAATGTAGTATCATATGAAACCCGTAGTATATTATTACCAGATACAGATACAGATAATTATAAAATTAATACAGCATTAAGTTTTTATACTGCTACTTTGTTATTACAAGCTACAATAAAAAATAATGCAATGATATCTACTAATATTAATTTAACATATAATATTTATACATCACAGCAAGATCCAAATTATTCAAAATTATTAGCATCTATTATTACAAATAATCAATATAGTCCAAATATTGTTAATCCAAAATTGAATAGTAAAATTCAAAGTATAACAAATGATAGATGGTTTTTAAGAAAATATAATGAAGATTTACAAAATATTAATTCACTTACTTATTTTAATTTATACACAGTTATTAATAATAGCATTAAGCAATATATATTATTATATATACGTAATACAACTTTTTTGAATAATACATATAGTAAAGATACCATTATTTCATTATTTACAAATAGTATTATTGATTATACAAATATAGATAATATATTAAATAGTATGTTATATTGTTTGTATAATATATATGATACTAATTATAGTGTACTTTCATATTATTCTTATTTACATTTTAGAACAGATATATTAAATGGATATGCACCACCAACTACACCGTATGATGATCCAAATATTAGACCTTTAAGTGTAGTAAATGGTATTTTATTAATAAGTTTAATAAATGAATCATTTGATAATATTAATAATAGAATATCAATAAATCAACAAAATTTATATACATATTTTAACACATATATTCCAAGTAAAATAAATACTATTAATTATTATATTAATGTTATTTATTATGTTGAATTAATTGGTTCTACTAGTTATAATGGTTATGTTACGCCAATTAATTATTATATTAGATTAAATTCAGATATTAATACAATATTAACAACTATTAATAAAAATGATTATATAATAAGTAGATATACTATTAAAAATATTATAAATAATTTACCATTATATACATATTATCCAACATATGCTTATTATTTTCCATATAGTTCAATTAATAGAGATTTATTGTTAAATATTTTAAATTATTTTAAACAGGTTTATAATACAACATATAATATACAAAATTTAATTACTAATATAAGTAATAATATATTTAATAATGCAATATATCTTGATGATATTACTTATAATCAAATTTTTAGTGTAATTAATTCAGCAATACAAACATATATATGTATATGTATGAAACGAATTGTTAATATTCCACAATTTATTATTGATATGTTAGTAGATCAAGTTTATGATTATACAGATAGTACTAATATAATTAATACTCTTAATTATTTAACAGAATATTCATATATAACATATAATAATCAATTAACAATGATTTCATTAATTAGAAATCCACCATATATACTACCTAATGATCCAGTAATTTCTGATAATTATCTAAAATCTAATGCATTAGATTTTAAAAATGGTTTAATATTGTTAAATATGATAACAACTAATAATTCTGATTTTAATTATCCAATATATGATGCTAATACAAATTATAATTTAATTAATAAACAAATTTTAATAGATATTTTGAATAAAATGAAAATATATATTAGAATGTATCCAATTCAATCATATGATATAGAAAATTTATTAATTAAACTTATATCTGGTGATAATAATAGATATTCAAATGTTATTTATTTTAGTGATATATATAATATACTTAAAGATGCTGTTTTATATTTTTTAATTGATTATTTTGGAAATATGGGATTTTATAATAGTATTGCATTATCAAATTGTTTAGATTATGACAATCTAATGACATATATGATAAGTAGTGGCCGTACCCCTTATCATGGTATATTATATCAACATGTTGTTACAATAGATCCAAATGTTCCACCTTTTGATTTTCCAAATAATACAAATGCATTACATTTTTATCCTGCAAATATATTTTTATATTATTTATATAGTAGTAATTTAGTTATATATGATAATACAAATAGTATGGCAAAGAAAGATTTAATAAATACAATTACTTTATTAAAATTAAAAAAATCATCTAATGATTTTTTTGATTATGATAATTTATTAATTAATGTTATTCAAAATAGTGATAAAATTGTTTATAATGATATTTATACAATTATAAATGAAGGAATAAAAAATTATATATATATATATGTATTACGTTATATTTTTCCAGGAGCAACACTTACAGTTACTCGCTCCGATATGTTAGATTATTTAAGAAATTTGGGATCAGATAAAAAGAATTATCTTAATTTAAGTGATTTAATGCCATCTATCCATAATTTAATAACAAGTTTTGTATTAAATCCGGATATTGTAAATTTGACTGAAACTTTTTATAATGATGCAATAACAGGAACATCTGGATATGTATTAAATATAGATCCATCAAATTCTGATGGATATTATAGAACAAATGCATTACAATATAGTATTGGTATTAAATTAATTAGAGCAATATTTAAAATAAATTCATTACAAATATCAAAAGAATTATTTAGTAGATATTTAATAAATAATTCAGATAATTTAAGTAATAATTTAATAAATATTAATAAAAATATTGATAAAAATTTAATAATTAGTTCTATATATAATACTGATACATTTAGAACTATTCAACAAATTATAGATACAAATATAACAAGTAATAATACATATAATATATTAACAAAACAAACAATTGATAACATATTAAATAGTATTATATTATATGATCCACTTAATATAAATCTGGAGATGAAAACTAAGATTATATCATGGCCAAATAATAATATAATTTCAGATATAAATATGATAATAAATAATGATGAAATATTAACTTATAAACAATTTATTACAACAATTAGCAAAATGATTAAAAATAATATGTATATATTTTTAAATCGTAGTACTTTTTTAACAGATTACAATTTAATAAATGAAAATTTTATATATTTATTTACATCTAGAATAACAGATTATACAAATTATTTTAATATAATAAATGCTCTAAATTATCTAGAAGAAACAAATATAATAAGTAATACAATCAATTTAGAATTAAATAAATATTTTTTAGGAATAAATCCTTGGACTACCAGTTGGAATTCACGTATAGATAATTATTCTAATAATAATTGTATATCTGTATTAAATGCAACAACTTATATAAATAATGTAATAGGATATAATATTGAATACAATAATATTGATTATAACTATATTTATAATATGAATAATAATGAAAATATTAATAATAAAAAAATAATATTAACTTATATAAGAAATTATAAATTAAATTTATTAATAGATAATTCAGAATCATATTATGTTAAATTAGATGAATTTGATGAATATATTACAACTACTTATAGTATAAATGATCTTAAATTTTATGATATAAAAAATTTTATAGTTTCTCATATTATTAATTATTTTATGATATATTTAATAAGATCGAATAATATTATATATAATGGTGATACAACTATAATTTATGATTGGTTAATTAGTAAAAAAAGTTATTTTGATAATATTGTTGGTTTAATGAATCAGGTATCATCAATTGGTGACGACAATGAAAGGAATGCAATATTAAATTTGATTATAAAAATAACACCAATATCTAATTATACAGATATTTATATATTACCAGATGATCCATTAACATCTACATCAGATATATATAAAAAATCAGAAGCTATTAGTTATTTTAGAGGTATGCAATTATTGAATACAATTAAATATAATTTAAGATCAAGTACGGCTAATATATATACAATAAATAAAACATTTTTTTATACTGGTTCGTTAAATGAATCAATGACTATAAATACAATAAATAAAAGTAATCCATATATTAATAATTGGTTAACACCAAATGATTTAATAAATACAGAAACATTAATTAATACAATATTTAATTCAGTTATTAAATTAAATGATTTTACTGATAATAGAACTAATATATTTAATATTATTAATGTATTAAATAATATTAATAAAACATATCCATTAATTAATAAAACAACAACCAAAAATATATTAGCAGATACTAATATTTTAGATTTTGATAGTTGTATAGAGAATATAAAAAATAAAGTTATAAAAATAATTTATGTAGAAAATTCAAAAATAATCTCAAATAATACATATTTAACAACAAATAATACTATAAGCAATACAAATATAGTATATAATTTTATTGATGAATTAAATAATACTAATTTAAATAATTCTATTCCAAATTATGTTAGTCAGTTAATAAATATATATCAAAATTTTAGAAATTATAGTAGTTTTATAAAAAATAACATATTTTTTGAACCATTTAATCTAAATTATATGAAATCAATAATAACTACATGTAATAATAACTTTTTATTTCCAAATATTGACATTTATATAAATGAAATAAGTACTAATGTTACACTTTGTACAAACAGTTTTGAACTTCAAATTTCAAATTCGACTAATGCTGGTGTTGCATATTATTATATATATATATATAATAGCCATACTATTTATGGTATATTTACAATATTAAAAAAGCAGGAAATAATTGCAACATTATTAAATAATCAGAATGATATATATACATTGTATTCTCAATTACATAATGATATTTTCTATGATTTAAATGGTAGATTAAATTCATTAAGTACAAATTTAACAGATTTACCATTAAAAAATTTAATAAATAAAATAATGTATATTTATGAATTAAATAACAAGTCATCTATATTTACGATAGATTATATAAAAACTATATATGAAACATGTGTTAGTTTAAATAAAACTAATATAATTATTTTAATAGATATGATAAATTATAATTTAAATAATTCATTATCATATAATTTTGTTAATGAATTAATTAATTGTAAATTAAACACAACAAATCCAGAAATTATTAATAAATTAATAAATATATATCAACAATTTATACAAAATTATGATTATAAACAGAATGATATAATTAATCAATTATTCAATATAAATTATATGAAATCTATTATTAATTTATGTAATGATGCTACAATAAATATTATTAATGATTTTATATTTAATTTAGAAGACAAGATTATTAATTTATCAGATAGTTTTGAACAGCAAGTTATAAATTCAACAATAACAACAAATGCAAATACTATTTTAAATTTATATAATATCAATACTATTTATGGTATTTTTACTTATGAAAAAAAACAATTAATTATAGAATTATTAAAAACAAATAATCAAAATAATATTGATAATATGATAACTGAATTAACAAATGATGTAAATTATAAATTAACATATAAATTAGAGTTATTATATATTATTTCACCTAGTTCATCTACTTGGATTCTTCGAATTAATAATTTATATAGTCTATATAAGAAATCACCTATATTTACTATAGACTATATGAAACTTATTTATCAAATATGTACTACATTTAATATATATAATATAAAAACTTTATTTGAATCAATTAATTATGATTTAAGTTATACAAATAAAATAGTTGAAAAATACGATAATACAATTTTATTCAGTGATTTAAATTATTATGATAAAATATATTATTTATATAATAATTTAATTAATATATTTTATGATGATAGTCAAATATATTTTAATACATATTCTATAAATAATATAAATTACACAACAAAATCAAAAAATTATACTATATTTATAGATAATAATGATGCAACATATAATACACAAATGAATGGATCAAATATATATATAGGACCAACATTAGGACAAATATATAATAAAAGTAATAAAAATGATAAAAATACTTATTATTATATATCTGTTATTTTTAAAAATATTAATGCATTATTTAATTATTTTTCTAAAATAGTTTCTGATCCTATTGTAGATTCTGGTTCATATATTAATTTAAATGATATTGGTAAGTTATTTGAAACTTATTTTTTTAATAATAATTTAAATTTTAAACCACTTGTCAAATTATTAAATTATATTCAAAAATATTATTTATTATTTGGAAGTTCTATAACAAGTAATGAAACTATTTATAATAGAATTATAAATAATCCAATTACTGCAATAATTTATAATAATTTAAATATTTTTTTAATATTATTAGTACATATTGCTAATAATTATTCATTAAGTGATTTATTAAATACTTCATTGTCAGTTATCAATAATAAAACATATTATTTGACTACTAATATAAATGGATATAATAATAATACAAATACTATAATACTATTACCAAATATTGATACTTTTTTTACATCATCTTATTTAACAGAATTATCAAGTAATGATTTAAATAATTATGTAAAAGGTGTATTACAATATAATATTAATACTTCAGAATATAGTCATATTTTAACTATGTTAGACAATCAAAGAAATGCATATATTAGTTTATATAAAGAATTTAATAGTTTTGAAGATATTGGTATTAATTCTCATGGGTATTATGATTATTATAAAAATTATTTATCTTTTGATTTTAAAAATAGTGTAAAAACTACTTCATATTTAATAAAAAATACTATGGATATTATAACACCAAATTTTAAGACATCTACAACATTTTTAAATCAATTAAATTTAAATAAATTACAAATTGCTTTTACTAATATACAAACATATTATAAAAAGAATATTACAAATTATAATATTAATTTATCAAATATAAATTTTTTAGATAATACTATAGATTTTAGTACATATTATTCAGATATTGATGGATTTTATAATTATATTATAACTACTTTTAGTCCATCTATATATATTCAAACTATATTACTTAATCTAAAATATAATTATAGATTATTAGATATTAAAGTCATAAGTGGAGGTTTATCATTGAATGAAGATTATAACAATATTTTTTTAATTGGATTAAGAAGGGCATTTATGAATTTAAATATAGATCAAATTATTGATTTACATAATTTTAATTATTATAATAAAAACAATATCAATAAAAATAATTTGTATAATGATTTTAATAATATTATTAATGTAAATTACAAGGGAAATAATAGTGGTAATTTATATAAAATATTTACACATAATAATATTTCATTAGTTATTAATGATTATATTGGAGATTTTTTTACAACTAAATTAGTAAATATTAATAATTATAATGAACTATTAATTGAAAAACAAAATACATATGTATCAGAAAAACTTATAGATTCTATTAATGTATTTAATAGTATATCAGATACATTATATAATATAATTCCTACTGAAAGTAATAAAACTATATTAATAAATTTATATAATGATTTACCTATAATTAATGGTTATCTATTATATTTTTTTAACTCATATTTAGGAATAGATAAATTACAATTACAATCTATATATGGTAGAGTATATACATATTATTTTATTATAATGAGAATTGAGGAATATAATAAAATAATAACAAATAATTATAATTTCAACACTAATTCAATTGGAATAATTATATACAATAAAATAACATTAGCAATTATGAATATTAGTGAAATTACAGGTTTTCTAAATGTAAATTCACCAATATATAATTTTGAATTATATAGGAAAACAGATTTACCATATGAATATGAATATGTATTTGATGTAAATAAAAATATTAGTGAAATTAAATTAAAATCTAAATTAGATAATTTATATGTAGATTTATATACTGAATTATCACTTGAAATTACAAACAAAATATACAATCAAGAATATAATAATGAATTTTTTAGTCCAATAATTACAAATAATAATATGATTATTAATTATACTTCCCGTATAATTACAATTAATAATTATTTATTATTACAACATAAATTAATAAAAATTAATTATCAGAACACTCAAACATATATATATCGTATTAAATCTATAACAAATTTTACAAAAAAAATATATATTAATTTTCCATATGATTTTATAAGTAATATTGATTCTATTGAATTAAATAATGTTATATATTCAAGTAATAATTTTACAATATCAAAAACTATTAATATTTCTAATATTTCAACAATATATAATAATACAAATATAATAGGTTTAACTATTGGATTAAATGAAAATATAGTTATAAGTGAAAATTATATAACTGATGATTCTGTAAAAATTTATTTAAATAAATTAAATAATAATATATCATTAAATTATTATTTACAAAATGATCAAACAGTTATTATTTCAAAAATAATAGGTATAGATACTTCTACATTATATTCAGAAATTATATTATATGATAATTTTGTTAATACTGTTAGTTCTATTGAATTTGGTATAAAAAGAGTATTATCTATTCTTAAAAATACTATAATTATATATCCAGATACAATACCAGTATTGAATAATGGAACATTATATAATTTATTAGAAAAATTTAATACAAATGAGCTTATTAATATGTTAATAAATAGAACTAAAATATATGATAATTTAAATTTACTACTTTATAAATTTACTAATATTAAAAAATCAATTAATGTTAATGATTATCTATATCAATTAATAGAAAATATAACAAATTATACTACAAATACTGCTACAAGTACAGCTTTTATAGGAATACAACAAACAAATTATAAGAATTTTAAATTAGATGTTTTTAATAATAATGAAGATAATGATATTATTAGTAATTTAAAATTATTAAGAGATGTTAAATATAATGAAAATTTAATGATTGAAATAAATAATTATTATAATTATAATATATTAAAAAATAATATAATTGATTATTTGAATAAACCATTAATACCTACTATATCATATATACCATATTTAGCTGATTTTATATTTGATAATATAAATTTAATGGTTGATGGATACAAAATAGATGAAATAAAAGATGCTTATTTATATATTTATCACAATGTTTTAACAACTATAGAAAAGAAAAATGCATATTATAGATTAAATAAAAATGATAATAAATTATTAATACAAACAGAAAGAAAGGATCAATTTTCAATACATATAGAGATTCCTTTTTATTTTGGGCAATCTACAGGTTTAGCGTTTCCTTTAATATCAAATTTACATTCAAATTTTACAATAAATTTACAAATAAAAGATATTAATGATATAACAATCAAGAATAAATACGCTACTTTAGTTTACAAAAATAATATTAAGATGACTTTAATATATTCTATAGTTTATTTAGAAGAAGAAGAATGTAGATTATTTAGTACGATGAGACAAGAATATTTATATGAACAAAAAATTTACAATACGCCATTACAATTAGATTTAAATAATTTTGAACAAAAAAAACATCATATTCCATTTAACCAACCAATTAAAGATTTATTTTATTATATTCAATTACAATCAATGACAGACATAGGACAATATTATAATTTTACAAATACATATTTATTACCACAGTTAGATATGAATACAAGAAATAAAATAATATATTTAGAGCAAATAGTATTAAATAAATATTATGATAATAAAATATATAATATTTATTTAGAATTATTAAAAATTAAGAATGAAAAAATAATAAAATTAAAATGTTATAATGTTTATAATAGTTTAGTTGAAAAAGATTTAGCAATATTATATAATAATTTAACAGATATTGACATAATTAGAATAGAAACATTATTTGATACATATTATCAAGATAAATTAAATGAACAACTTATTTCAAAATCACAGTTATATTTAAATTCTATTGAAAGATATAATTTAAGTGGGGATATAACAAATAAAATAGTACCATATCAATCTTATACAAATTCTATTAGTGGATTAAATATATATAATTTTTCATTACATCCATTAGAATATCAACCATCTGGTTATTGTAATTTTTCATCCCTAAAACCTGAATTTAGATTAACAGTTAATAATTTAAATTTTAAAAATGAAGTTATAAAACAATATTTATTTGCACGAAGTTATAATATTATTCGTTTTATTAGTGGTATTTGTGGCATAGCATGGTGAAATAAATAATTTAATTTGTTTTATAACATTATTCCAATCATTATCATTATCATTATTAATTATTAATTTTTTTGTATCAGTCCATGATGATAACCATAATTCATGATTATCATGTATTGTTTGTAAATAATCAATAGAAATAGAAGTTTCTTCATTTCTTGCTCTAATATTAACTCTATCTAAACATTTATTAGGAGAACATTGTAAATAGATAATACCATCTGGTTTTTTTAAAAATATTTTTTCCAACCAATTAAAGGATAATAGGTAAGCATTTTTTTCTAATTCATTCATTAAATTTGTTTCAATACATACTTTACCAAAAATATATTTATCAGTCCAAATTGATCTTTCTGAAAATCTAATATTTTTTATTTGAGGTTTATTTATAGATTGTAATCTTGTTTGTAATACTATTGCTTGAAATATATAAGCATATCTTTTTGGATCATCGTAAAAATGTTGTAATATATTTTTATCATTATCACCAATAATAGTTTGCCATACATCAACAGGTTCAACAATTATCTCACAATCTAAATTTTCTTTTAATTTATTTAATAATTCAGTTTTACCTGAACCTATATTACCCTCAATAATATACCATTTTTTATTTTGCTTTGTTAAATATTGATATAATTGATATAACCATTTTTTAATATTAATTATTATTGTTGTCATTTTTATTTATATAATATAATACAATTATTTGTAAATGATACAATTATCAATTTTTTATTATTAATTAATAATAAAAAATTGATAAGGAACAGCTTATCAATTTTTTATTAATTTATTTACTCTGTAAATAAATTAATAAAAAATTGATAAAAAATTGATATATTACATGTATTTATTATAAATAACTAAAAAGTGTTCAGCCAGAAGATGTCATTTCAGCTTTCCCTCGTGCTTGTATCAGTTTATGTATCTCGTAAATGTGGACATGTATTTAAAAAAATCAGAGCATCAACATTAGAACAATTAGCCGATATCAGAGTTGATCCAAATTTGACTCAAGGAAAAGTACGTGAGAAAGTAGAAATCATTATCGAAAATAGTCTTTCATTACAGAAATTAGATGAATATTTAGTTTTACATGTTCCTATTTTTGATAATGATTTCTACTTATATGATTTCAAACAATATATTGCCTACATGATGCATATATTATCTGAAATAAAAATATTATTTTCAAAAATAAATGAACAATATGATTTAGTTGATATATCTATCGTCAGAAGTATCGTTGATGATACAATAGAACAATTGACAAAAACACTTGAAAATATTAACAGTGCAATTCAAGCATATGATTTAATCGACGAAGCTATAATGATTAAAGGTACTGATATTGAACCACTGATGGTTTTAAATGAAAAAACATTTGAAACAGCAATTACAGCAGCAATTAGTTGATAACGCATACGCTGTTTAGTTTTCTTTTATATAGTTTATATAAAATATTAACTATACTATAAATATATAATAGAATATAATGGCGGGTGGTTTAATGGTATTAGTAGCATATGGATTAGAGAATGTATATTTGACAGATGATCCCCAGATAACATTTTTTAAATTAGTTTATAGAAGACATACAAATTTTTCAATAGAACCAATACCTCAATATTTTAATATAGATGGTAATTTTTCAAATAGAGTATCAGCAATTATATCAAAAAACGGTGATTTAATTAATAAAGTATATATTATTGTATCTTTACCAATTATACAAAATTTACCGAATGATATTGTTATGCGATGGATTGATAATATTGGATATGTTTTAATTAAGTGTGTTGAAATAGAAATAGGTGGAGTTGTTATTGATAAACATTATAGTGATTGGTTATTTATTTGGAGTGAATTAAATAAAACAAATAATTATAAAGGATTAAATAAAATGATAGGTAATGTAGAAATATTAACAAATTATTCAAATACAAAATCATCTTATACATTATACATACCATTACAATTTTGGTTTTGTAAAAATGTTTCATCTTCTTTACCGATTATAGCATTAGAACATTCTGAAGTTAAAATAAATATTGAATTTGAAGATATTAATAAATGTATAATAGTTGGTCCAACACATTATATTTATTTAACAGATAGTATTTGTTTATTCAAGTCATTTGAGTTAATACAGGTAGGAACAGATAATTCATATATTAGATTTATTAATTTTGATGATGCTACAATGAAGATGGGTTATATAAAGTGTGATCCAAATTGTATATTAGTTGGTGGAACTATTTTAACAGGAGTTGATAGTGGTTATATTACAAGTATATACGATACTACAACAAATAAATATACAACTATAACAAATAATAATGAAATATTATATTTAACACAATCTAATAGTGCATTTAGAAATATTTATAATATTTCATTAACTAATACCTATTTATTAATTGATTATATTTATTTAGATAATATGGAAAGAATAAAATTTGGTCAATCTAATCATGAATATTTAGTAGATATATGTCAATATGATAATAATAAGATTATATTTAATACAAATAGTAAAATTAAATATGGTTATACACAATCAACAAAAGAATTTATTATAAGGGCACATAATGATTATATGAATAATAATTTTTATATAGAACCTTTTAATTATACAACAAGTTTTAATAAAAATACTGCAAAAAGTTTAATTAAAAAGATATTAATTAAACTTAATGGATTTAATAGAGAACTTGATTATGATAAAAATTTTTATACATATATTCAAGCATTACAACATCACAAATCAATACCACCATTGGGAATATTTTGTTATTCATTTGCATTATATCCAGAAGATCATCAACCATCTGGATCATGTAATTTATCTAAAATTGATGATATAAGCATTGATATAACTGTTGAACCAATATCTTATAATAAACCTGCTTATGTTAAATTATATGCATTGTCTTATAATATATTTAAAATAATAAATGGAATTGGATCTTTAGTATTTGCTAATTAAAAACTAAAAAGTCTCCTATATATAGCTTCTTTACTTGTTATACGCTTAATTTCTTCTTCTTTCTTTAATTTAGCAACCATTTGTTCTAAGTACATATAAACTTCATTAGTATCTTGTTGTGTTTTGGTAGTTTTCTGTAAAAAAATTTCAATAATTTTATTTGAATCCATTTCTAATGCTCTAGTTATATGTTTTATATCATAAAACATCGATTCATCAGATATTTGATCTAATACAACCTGACAATTAAATAACATTTTTGATAAAAATAATATTTTTGTTATGTTATTTTTGGTTGAAGTATCATCTAATTTTAATTTATTAATTAAGTTTTTATATTTAAATAACTTCGCCATATAATTTTCTTTTTCAACAAAATTTAATTTTTTCCCACCATTTTGAATAATTTGATTTTTAAGTTGTTTTTGTTTACGGTGTTCTAATGTTATATTTATAGAATCATTACCATCTTTCAGTATGCAATGTGCATTTTCATCATAATACATTATATATGGCATTTTATAATATATAATTACAAATTATTTATTAAAATATTTAGTATGTAATTCTATTGCATATTTATTAATAGTTTGATATAAATTATTATCTATAATTAAATTTAAAGGTATATTTTTAAATCCATATAATGCTCCATACCATGCTGATGCTATTGAACCAATAGTATCAGAATCACCTATATTTAACATACTTGTATATATTAATTTTTCATAATTGTTTTTAGATAATAATAAACAGTCATATGCAATAATAATACAATCATCTCCACCAGAACCAGGATATAATATTTTTTTATTTGTAGAAAAATCTTCATAATAATATAATGTACGTTTCCACGGATATATACTTCTATTATGAGTACTTGTTATAATATAATTATAATTATCATCAAAAGATTGTTCAACATATGTTAATAATTTGTTTAAAAATGTTTTTTTATCTTCTTTGAAGAATTCTATAAAATTTGGTTTAATTTTTTCTATAATATCATCAATTATAGTAGATTCTAATAAACGAATTGCCTCAAATATCCATGTTTCTGGTTCTGTATCTCTTATTGCATATGATGTAAATAAAGCTGATAATATAGAACCAATAAATGATATACAATTTGGATGAGTAATAGAAGATATCATAATTGCTGTTTCTATTAAAGCTAATATATTAGATGATTTATAATAAACTAATCCTAAACACATTGTACGCATTGTACCACCATTCCCCCCTGCTGATTTATTATATGCAAATAATTTCCAATTCATCCCAGAATTTATACTTTTTATTGCTTCTATAGTTTGTCTTCCTGCTAATAAAACATCTTTAGCATAAGTTAAATCTTTAAAAGAATCTATATAATTTTTACAAATATTATTATATAATTCATCTTTATTCTTATAATCTTGTAATAATCCAGTTATAGTATCTAAATGCATAATTGTATCATCAGATTCTCTTAATTCATTTATATTTATAGCAGATATTCCACCATTAGATATAAATTCAAATATCATTTTAAAACTAACATGATGTCCTATTTTTTCCCAATCTTTATCATATGTATATATCGGGCTTTTCATATAATTTTGTTCTCTATTTCCATTATCAAATCCAATTTTATCACCCATTGCCGCTAAATATATAGATGCAAAATATTTATCTATTTTTTCAGTCATTATATAATATTAATAATATAAAAAGTTATTATATTATTAATATTATATAATGTCAAATAATTTATATGATGGTTTATTACAAATAAATAAAAAATATGAATCAACTACATTTATCGATATAGATATTATTCAATTATTTAATTTAGATTCTTATACTAAAAAAACAATAACAACTAAATATTATAATTTAGCTTTAATTTATCATCCTGATAAATATACAAAAAAAGAAAAATATAAAACTGTAAAAATAAATGATATAGATATAGATATAAATGATATTAAAACTGGTTTATTCTTATCATTCATTACTGATATATATAAATTATTAACTAATAATTTAGATGATATTGTTTTACTAAAAGGAGGCGTACATACTATGAATAATAATGGAGATCATTCTAAATTAAAACAATCTTATACTAAAAATACAAATCCACATGATTCTCCAAATGGATTTGTTAATGAAAAAATAATAGAAATAAAATTAAATAAATGGGATATTAATAAATTAATTGAAACAGAACATGAAAAACGCCATAAATTAAAAATAGAAAATATTTTTACAGATACTGAAGAAAAATCAGATAAATTTGATATCATTTTTAATGATAAATTTGAAGTTGTTGTTCCAAATGTTGAAACACCAACTGAAATTATAGCTTATAATGAGTTAAATTCCCATCATAAATTAATTTCAAATAAAAATATATCTATTAGTAATATAGAAGAGGCATTTGAACCATTAAAAATTAATAGAAAATTAATTAGAGAAACATTAACATATGAACAATATATGAATAAAAGAGAAACTGATATTAAATCTCATTGTATTTAAATATATTTGATCTATTTGTTTTTTCTTTTAATTGATTATCATATAATTTTTTTACAATATCAGTCATTTGTTGTTTAGAAGATTCATAACCCATTTTAATAATTTCTTTTCTTTTTTTAATATCCATATTATATTCTAAAGGAATTCCACTATTTTCTAATACTATACAACCATCTTTGTAATTATGTTTAGCACATTCAAAGAAAATTCTAATTAATTCTAATGAATAATTTATAATATCTTTTTCTTTGATATATGTAGTAAATTTATCCCAATCTGGTAAATAAGATGTAGCACATATACCAATAACTTTAAACTTATTTTCTGGTTTTACAAAATTCATTGCAAAATTATTAGCAAATCCACCATCTAAATATATATCGTCTTTCATTTTTTTAAAATTAGGTCCTATTAGACCTGGTAAAGCAGATGAATCATATATTGCTTCCCATACATATTTATTTGGTGTATTAATATAATTCATATTACATCCAGCATTTTTTCTTAATGAATGTGATATTACATTAAGTTCTTTATTTGTTTTTTTATATAATTCTAAAAATGTAATATTTTCAGGAAATCCTTTAAATGTTATAATATGTTTAATTAATAATTCATAATTATTTTTAGAGATAAATCCAAAATTATTAATAAATGTATCTATATTAAAATCCATAATATTATTTAAATTTATTTTAGATATAATATGTACCATTTCATCACTACTCCATCCTAATACTATAATTAAACATATAAAAGCACCAATAGATGTTCCATAAAAATATTTAATTCTGTTTAATACTTTTATATCATCAAGTAATTTAATAGCACCTACAAATAATAAACCTTTAATCCCACCACCTGCTACTACTAAACTATTTATTTCAGTTATCTTTATTAAATCAGTCATTTTATATATTGTATTTAAATAATTTTATTTTAAATAATATATTTAATATAGTATGTTAAATTTTGATTTAGTTAAGATAAAGCAAGAACGCATTAAATATAAGCAAAAATTAGTTTATATAAAAATATTTAATAATTTATGTCAAACAATTAATGTTAATATTGATTTAGGAAATAATTATTGTTTATTTATTGTTCCTGAATTTATATTAGATGAAATTACATATCCATTTATTGATTGTATAAAATATTTAAATTATAAACTAAATAAAATTAAACAAGATAAAAATATAATAGAAATATCATTTTATATCCCAAATGTTTATTATATTAAATGGATTATTTAATAAATAAATTTAATGTTAATAATATTAAGATTCCAATTAAAAAAACTAATATAGTTTCTTTAATTTCTGGATTTGTATTAAATATTTCCATATAATTATTATTATTATTATTACTATATTTATCTAATATATATTTTTTACATTTAGCACAAGATTCAATATGTTCTATTATAGAATTACATTTATCTATAGGTATTACTGGTACTGGTATTAATTTCTGTGGTATTTGTTGATATTGATTAAAATGTTCTGTTCTAAAATTATTATTAGACCATGCGTCTTGAATTGAACAATACATATATAAATAAATAACATAATAAATTTATAATTTAATTAAGTTTAATATATATATTAATAAATATATGAATATATATATTTATGACTAATCAACCTATATCTACTGATTTATTATATGATTATCTTGCTGATCCTAATAAATTAAAACCTATAAAACAAACAGCAAAAATTATTAATAATGATAATGATTCTGATAATCATGAATCATATATAGTTGATATTAATAATAATATTAACAATGAAACTCCAAAAATAAATTTTAATTCAGATAATATTAATAATTTAAATATGTCAAATTCGTCAAAAAAATCAAGTTCTCAAAAAAGAATATTATCATTTAATAAAAAATTAAGTTCATCGCCAAAATATAGATTAAAAGAACAAATTAATAATTTAAATCAAAAATTTTCAACAGAAAGTTATCAAAAACCTCCTATAGTAAAATCTATTGAAAATTCACCAATAGCTAAAAATTCACCAAAAGTTAAAAATATTCAAAACGATATTGCAGCACAAAAAGAATTAAAATTTAAAAAAATGGAAATTTTTGCTAAATTAATGCATATTAAAAATACAGGAATAGAATTAACAAGAAAATATACAATTGACTCTGAAATAAATGATATGGAAGCTGAATTAAAATATCACTCTGATATTCAAAGTAAAAAAAATGGTGTTCAATTAGCAAAAAGTTTCATGTGTAATGCTATTACTGGATTAGAATATATGAATGATCAATATGATCCTTTTGGAATTAAATTAAAAGGTTGGTCTGATCAAGTTAAAATGAATAAAGATGATTTTGATGAAGTATTTGAAGAATTATTAGAAAAATATAAAGGTAATGGAAAAAAATTAGAACCTGAATTAAAATTAGCTATGATGTTAATTATTAGTGCAGGTTCATTTCATATGACACAATCTATGACTGCTAATTTACCAGGGTTAGATGATGTTATCAAAAATAATCCCGAATTGATGGCTAAATTACAATCTAATATTAATAAATCTATTAGTGGGCCATCTGAATTAGATAAGAAAAAAGAATTATATGAAAATGTAAAAAAATTACATGATGATAAAATTAAACAAAATACAACAAAACCACAAAATTCTACTTCTGTTAAAAACCTACTAAATGATATTAAAAAATCATTCCCTATTACATCTACTACAAATAATGAAAGTATAACAATTGGTAATACTATTAATAGTGATTCTGAAACTACGGCTTCTATTAGTGAAAATATTAAAACAAAGACAAAAAATAAAATAAAATCAATAAATAAGAAAAATATACAATTTACAAATACATAAATTTAAAGATATTACATATATTTATTATTTATTACATGAATAATTTTGAACCATCATATGAAACACCATTATATGAAACTTCTATAGTTCCAGAAAAGAAAAAAAGAGGAAGAAAACCTAAAAATAAATCCATAATGGATTTTGTACCAGCTAAAACTAAAATATTAAAAAAAAGAGGGAGAAAAACTATTAATAATAAAATTATAGATATTATTCCTGATAATAATATAGATATTATTAGTAATTTAATAGTTCATTTACCATTAAAAATTAATGATATTAATAAAATTATTAATATGAATCAACCTCAATATATTGAAGAAATAAAACAAGAAATATCACAATATGTTGATTTTTCAGAAGATTTACATATTCAAAAATCATATATTTCTGCTAAATGTTCTTTATGTTCTGAATATATAAATAAAATTAATAAATTAGAAAATGAAATTATTAATTTAAAAAATGGTATTATTATTGCATCTTCTAATTTTAATAAAAAAATTTATGAATCTAAAGTTAGTTTTATAAATAGAACAATTAATAAATATAATGAAAATACAACAATTGCTTGTTGGTGGTGTTGTCATTCTTTTCAAAATATTCCTTTAGGTATTCCTGAATATATTAATAAAAATATATTTAATTTATTTGGATGTTTTTGTTCATTTAATTGTATGATGGCTTATAATATTGATATAAATGATTATAAAATCTGGGATAGACAATCAAATATTTATCAAATGAAAAATAAAATTGATCCTGAAAATAAAATATCAATTCATCCTGCACCACCTAGACAAACTTTAGAAATGTTTGGTGGTCCACTTGATATTAATAAATATCGTGAAACATTCTTTATTGTTAATAAAGAATATAGATATTTTTTTCCACCAATGATTTCTTTAATTGGATTAATAGAAGAAGATAATGTAAATCTTACTAACTATACTAATATAAATAAACAATCTAATAAAGTAATGTTAAAAAGAAATAAAACATTAATTAATAAAAATAATAAACTAATAGATATAATAAAAACAAATTAAAATTTATTTTTATTCTCGTTTCCGTTTAAGAGTATTTAAAATACTCGCTGCTTCCATTATTTCAGTATTATATTTTGAACCATAAATAATGTACATTACTTCAGAAGGTGTTACTTTTCGTCTTTTTGGTTCATCTCTCCAGATATTTTCATGGGCATTACACCAATATCGCCATTCTGTATATATTCTTTTAAAAAAGATATTCCATTCACAACGACGTTCATATTCTATTGCCCAATGACGTGCTAACTTGTCCCGGTCATATTTGTGTATTTTATCATAATTATCCCTCCTTTTCATTTCTTGTTCTTGTAGATAATTTATATTGTCAAATGAAGTGGACATTTTAACAAAACAAATATCTTTTTAACTTTAATATAATAATAAATTTATTATATTAAAATTTTATCAATTTTTTATTATTGATTAATAAAGTTAATTAATAATAAAGTTAATTAATAATAAAGTTTAATATTATTCAAAATCTTAACTAAATAATCTTTAAATATAATTTATTATCATAATAGCAAATAAAGATTTACAAATAATTGGTATTTTATTATAATTTTTATATTTAAACAAAAACAATTAATTATTTTAATAATTTAACATGATTATTTGTGAATTGATTTAATTCTCATTAATTGTCTCATCAATTCATTATCTTTAAATCCTAAAAAATTAAAAACAATATTAATAATATCTTTATTAATTTTTTTTGATAATACAATATTTATTTTAATATATCTATCTATTTGTATCTGTATAAATTCAGTGATAGTATAAAAATTAATATTTGGATGTATTTGATAATATGCATAACCATTAGTATCTAGCATTGCATTAATAATATTTTCATCAGTTTTTAGTTTTGAGGTTTCATATCTCAAACCTCCATTTTTTTTAAAAACTATTAAATTTTTTATATCACTATCATTTTGTAATTTTTTAGATGCATATTTTTTTGCTTTACTCCATTGAGCGACTGCAATACTAACAATCTCTTTTGAGTTTTGAAGTCTGATAGATGCATATTGTAATGCACCACCTGCTTGTTGTACCGCTGCTTTAACAATAATTTCATCATCTTTTAGTTCTTTAATTGCATATTCTAAAGAATTACCATTATATTTAACAGAAGCTAATACTATAAGATAATAGTTTGTATGAGATGGTAATATATCACTAAGTGGATGTTTTATAAGTATTGGTTCAATACATTCACATCCATTACCACACCAATTACATGTTGTATATTCTGGTTTATGATAGTATTTATATTTTTTTGATGTTATTTCACAAAATATATCACATGTTTCTGAGATTGTTATACCTGCCATTTTTAATAATTTATTTGTTATTTATTTTGTATTATTAAAATAAAATAATTCAATTTTTTATTAAATCAATATATTGATTTAATAAAAAGTTAATAAGCTGTTCCTTATCAATTTTTTATTAAATCAATATATTGATTTAATAAAAAGTTAAATATAACATACATATGCTTTAATAGTTCCTTATCAATTTTTTATTATTAATTATTATTTATACATTTATTTTAATATCCTTATATAATATTTGCCATTCATCGTATAATTTATTATTATATAATGAATTAATTACATACCATCCTTGTAAGAAACTATCAGCTAAATCATCTTTTTTATCATATGATAAAATTTTAGTTATAGATTCATTTAAACAGTAAGAAGCTAAAATTGTTTTTGTATTTTCTACTGATAATTTCTTAGTTATTTTATATTTTTGATTTTCATCTGCTTCTTCTATAGTTTCAGTATTAAATTCTTTTAATTTATTAGATGGTGATATAAATTTAACTTCATTTATAGATGAATTATTAATATTTTTATCAACTATTCCTCTAATTATAAACCAAGTATATATTGTATCAGATACAGATTTCATTGTTGGATTTTTAAATGCTGGTTGATTCTCTATTAATACCATATCTATATTTTGTAATAAAATATCTTTTTTTGAATCTAAACATTTTATTAATTGTAATTTTAATTCATTATTTGTCATATCTTTTACTTTTGATTTTTTAAATGGTATTACTTTTTTATGTGCATTCATTGATTTTGTTAAGATTTGTTTGTAATGTTTATTACATAAAATCATATTTAAATCTTTATTTTCATATAATGTTTTTTTCTTTTTCTTTTCTGTAATATCATCTTCACATAAATTACATTTACAATTATTATTTTCAGTCCATTTATCTTCTTTATAATTTGTAAATAAATTTTCTGTTAAATTGTCTTTATCTTTTAGATGTCTAGTACAAAAACAATATTTATTATTATTAAAATTAATATAAGATTTTACTTTCATTTTACAATCTTTTGATATACATTTATGTATTATTTCATCTTCTTTCTTTTTACTATCAATTACATTTATAATATCCCAATGATGTATTTTTAAATTTGATTTTAAAATTTCTGAATCATTCCATTCTAATACACAATATGCTAAATTTTTTATACCAACATCAAAAGATAATACCCTCATTTATTATAATAACTTATATTATATTTATATTATTTTTATTTACTCCTATAACCAATTATTCCACATGTTATTCTTTTTCCTGCATGTCCTGTTATTAAACTATCATCATGATTGCCTAATCCTAAGTCATCCTCATCTTCATGTATAACAATTGAACGTCCTATTACACTATACTCACCAGATAATTTTACTAAATTATCATTTATACTAAATGTAGCAATACCATTTTCATTTGCTATAATATTACCTAAATCACCTATATGACGTTCTTGAGATAATGGTCCACCATGATTCATATTAAATGGATTATAATGAGCACAACATTTATTACATCCATCTGTTAAATCTCCATATTCATGAATATGTATAGCATGACCTTTATAACCAAAATTAGAAGGAGTTTTTTGAAATGTTATTAAATTATTAGAAATATAATTACTATTTGGTTTTAATCCATAAATAGTTCCATATATACGAGTTATATTATCTATTTCATCTAAATAAATAGTACCACTAACATTATATTTAGAACTTAATAAACAAATAGCATTAATATTTTTAATCATAATAATAATATTTATATAATTATATTTATATAATTATTATGATAAATATTAGTATTATAATAGAAGCTTTATTTGTTGGTTTATATACACAAGGAATTAGTTATTTTATAAAAAATATTTTTTTATTAGGATTTATTAAACACTTGTTAGGACATTATTTAAATTTACATACTTATTATTGTAAATATGGTAATGCATGTTTAAAAATAAAAAAATATTCAAAAGATAAAGTATCTATAATACAACTTATAGTTGAATCTATATTAGAAGGATTTCTTTTTATAATAATGAATAATATAACTAAAAATAAATTTTCAATCGGATTATTACTCCATCTAACATTCGATGTATTCGGATTACATCGAATATTCTGCTTATTTAGATGTGTATAAATACCAAATCAGATTATTATACTAGGTACTCGTCACCATGGCAGAGTAAAGATGGGTTAACAGAACCATCAGAATCACAAACACGATGGTTCTGATGGTACTGATGGTTCCGATGGTTCTGTTAACCATCAGAACCATCAGAATCACAAACATGAGCGCCGATAGGACGCTGAGCAGCGCCACTTTCCATGTAAAATTGCTCTGCCTCGCAATTTTTTTCCGAACCGGTGCATTCTCGGTACCTCGAGTCATTGGCGCACTCTCACTTAGTAAGCCAACTAATTCGCCGGTATCATGGAACAAGTCAATACCATAAGTGGCAGCAATCTTTTCCCCATTTTCAATTATAGCAGTTGTAATCTTATCATCAAGAAGGGCACGAAGGGCAAGAGGGCACTCTAACAGTTTGCTGATAATCTGTTCTTTATTCTTTTTCACCTCATCTTCTTCTTGAATTGATATAGGGACACTAAATATTGAACTGGCGCATATAGTCAGATCCACATTATTACGCCGGCTAGTTGGATCATATAGTTGACACTCCAAAACTCTTGCTGAACTGCTGGTTGTTCTACAACCCAGCGATTTAATAAATTTATCGTCAGGTATATGCGACATACTTAATTGAACGGCAATCATCTCTTCCATTCGCTGTTTACTTTCTCGCTCTGCCATTTTTTTCGATTCTTGTATTATTGCATCGAAAGCTTCCTTAGTCATAAATTGCGCCATGGTACAGTGACCTTTAAAGTAAAATTGTAATAATAATTTTAATGAATCTACTATATTAAAATTATTTCAATTTTTTACAAAATAAGTCCTCATATTATAAAAGTTGAAATTTCTTTACATATAAACTTACTTATATATCATTATAATGATTTATTGATATTTTAAGGAAAATAATGTTATTGTATATATATGTAATATTAAATATATTCTTAATATAAAAATGCATCTATTTGAATATGTAAAAGAATTCCTTTTATAATAATAAATAACTAATATATTAAAATGGATTAATGATAATTTAACTTTATAAATTATTTTAATTTACATAACACTACTATATTCTCCTATAATATTTTCTATATAATCGCTTACTATATCTTTTATATCCTTATTAAATTTTTTATAGAAAAAGTTTTTTCTATCAATTAAATACATTTTTTCTTCATGAAGCATATTAAACAATAAAACATAATCAAATGATCTTTTATATTGTTCTATTAATTTTTCTGTTAATATTATTCTATTTATTGTATTAATAAATTCATTTTTAGTATGTCTATCATAAGAATTATTGTACATAACATTTTTTATAATTATTTCAATAATTGGTTCCATCGTGTTAATATATATAAGATAAGAATAATAATAATTAAATAATTATAATTATAATCATTTGTAAAATTTTCAATTATATATTCTTTTGGTGTTTTATAATCATTATATATAGATTCAAATTGTTTTGTTATCGTTAATTGTTTTTTATTAACAGGATTAATAGTATATCTATTTATTTTTAAAAAAAATAATCTATTATTTAATATATTTTTTTTATATTTAACTGCATTTTTTGGTGTTCTATTGTTTTCTATCTTACTAATAATAGGTTGTTCAATAAATAAACGGTTTTCTCTTAAATAATTATCAAATAATGTCATGTTTGTTATTTTAGCTGCATCTTTTAACATCTATATTATATATAAATATTATATTTGTGGATCCGTAATTATTGAAAAATTTTGAATAGATTTATTTTTCCCAAATTTATATATTATTTCCTCTTTTTCATATTCTATTTTTTCATTAATATCATTACTACTAATACATAATCGTATATCATCAATTATATCAATTATATGATTAGTAGTTTTAATAGTACCATTCAAATAAAAATCTAAATCTTCATCTTCTGTTTTTAATTTTAATGGAATATATATTTCAACTTCAGAATATTTATTATATATATCTTCCATATCAATTTCATTAATTATAGTATTTATATCATTTACTTCTGGATAATAATTATCTGTATATAATTCTACTATATGTTTGTTCATTTCATTAATAATATCTAAACATAGCTTTCTTATAATTGTTTCAGGATTAATTGTTTCTCCTCCAAATTGTATAACTATATCATCATTTAAAATTGGTAATTTAATAGGATCTATTGAAACAATCGTTAATAATTGCATCAAATTATAATTATCTATAATTTCATTTAATGCATATTCAGACCATTTATTTAATATGCTTTCTATATTTTGTTGATTAATTATATGAGGAAATTTAACTATATATAATCTTCTCCTTTCATATATTTCATTTAATTCATCACTTAATCTAATTAATATACCATTAGATTGTTTTGGATGCTTTTTTTCTAAATAAAATTTAAGCTTACCCTCTATATCGCATATAGTCAAGTTATTCATTATAATATAATATAAATAATAATAATTATTATTTATATGATAGTTCTTTATTTTTCAAATTTTTGATGCAGTTAAATAATCTTCTATCTTTTTAATTTGAATCTGTGCAAATGTATATTCTGGATTTATTTTAATTGATTTTGAATAATATTCAATTGCTATCTCATAATTACACAATGATGCATTAACAATACCAATATTGAAATGTGCTAAATAATCATTTGGATCTATTTTAATTGATTTTTCATATTTTAACAAAGCATCCATATAATAATTCTCTCCAAATATTATATACAAATTTTTAACTTCTTCATCTGTTTCTTCTTCACTCATTGCCATATAATCATCAGCTACTACTGCTAACATAGATCCCATATTACATAATGTACAAGTATTTTCTGGATTAATCATCAATACTTTCATATATTGAATTAATGTTTTTGTGTAATAATCATAGATTAATTCTTTGCTATATTTTCTTGCTTTACCATATAATTCATTTAATAATAATGCATAACTATATTGTGCATTTTCTGAATTTGGACATATGGCTATTGTTAATTTTATATATTTTATTGCATTATCCATCTCACCTAACTTTCCATATGCTTTTGATAAATCCATATGTAAAATATGGTCTTCTGGAAATATTTTAATTGCACCTAATAATATATCAACACAATCATTATATTTAGCTTGTATCAAATACATCTGAGATATATATATATATGCTATTATTCGATCAGGATGCTTACTGATATAATATAAACAACATTTAATTGCTACAACATAATTGCCACTGTCATATTTCTCTTTTATATTTAATTCCATAAGCGTAGTTGGCACATACCGTTCATTCATTTTGTTGTATGTATTTTATTTTAATAATCATAATAATCATAGTAATAATAATAAAATCAATTTTTATAAATTAACTTTGTTAATTTATAAAAATTGATAAGCTGTTCCTTATCAATTTTTATAAATTAATAAGATGTTCCTTATCAATTTATAAAAATTAATAAGCTGTTCCTTATCAATTTTTATAAATTAATAAGATGTTCTTTATTAGTTTAAAAATTTATATCTAATAATATTAATAAATTGATCTAAGAATAATTTACTAAATATTTTATTTATTTGTTCTATAAAATTTTCATTAAATATAATAATTTGATAATCTTTATTTATATTTTGTTTATTTAGATTATATAATTCAATTATATCTGTTAAATCTATTTTTTTATTATTTATACCCAGATAATAAAAATTATAATCAAGTCTAATAATATATGAAAATTTATAAATTATAGTTAGTATATATAAAATAGATAAAAACAAAGGAGACATCATATATAAATCAAATTTAATAATTAATTGATTTTTTATATTATCAAATATATTAATATCAAGAGAATATTCTAAATATAATGGATCATTTAGATTATAAGTATCAATTATTAAATTAATATCATTTGTTTTATTAAATTTATTATATAGTGTTTTATATGTTTCGTAATTAAAATTATTATTAAATACTACTATATTTTCTAAAATGAAATAATTAATATAATGAATTATTTTAGAAAATAAAACAGTATCTATATTTTCTCCTATAAAATTTAAAGTATATTCGTCTAATTTTTCTAATTTAAATTCTTCTAATTTTAATTTATCTTGTAATTTAATAAGTATATTATCTTTTATTTTTGATAATGTTATTTTTATTTCTTTATTTAAATCTTTTTTATTAAAAATTAATTTTAACCATTTATTAGTATTATTTAGTTGATTATTATAGTGATTATCATATATTTTATTAATCAAATATTTATTATTATATATATTCTCAATAATAGAAATGTTATTATATATTTTATTAAACTTAGAATCTAAAATAGTTGAAAAATTAATATCTAAAATTTTTTGATCCCTATTTAAAATATTAATTAGAATATCATTATTAATATTTTTTGTTAATTCATTTATTAGTTTATCATCTGGTTTAAAATTTTTACATATTAAAAAATATCTATATGAATAATCAAAATCGCAATTTACTAATAAAATCTCATTAAAAAGAGTACCTAATATTGTTATAAATTGTTGATATATAATATGATTATAACCTGGTAATAGTAATATTAATGTTCCTTCATTGTTTAATTTATTTAATGCAAATATTATTTGTAAAAGTATATATTTAGAATCTATAATAGATAATATATATCGTAAATTAATATTTGTATGTTCTATTTCTATAGGTTTATTATACATATTTTTATATGTATCAAAAATAATAACATCATATTTTGTTAATAATGGATTATTAATTAATTTTTGAATATCGGTATAATAAAAATTATTAATATCTATTAAATTATAATTTTTAAATTTATTAATTAAAGAATCATATAATATTTGATTAGATGGTTTTTTAAAAGATTTAATTCTTATAAAATTTAAATTTGTATAAGAATTTGTTAGTCTATATATTGATTCAATAAAAGTAGGTAATATACCAATCTGTAAAATATTTTTATTTAAATCACATTCAGATAATTTTATAATATTAGATGCATTGTAAAATCCCCTAAATATTGGTTTTTCATTTAATAAATTAATACTTTTACTCTCTATTGATATGTATTTATTATATTTTGAAACAATTTGATATAAATTACTATATTCATTTATAAATATATTTAATATAATTTTTTGTCTATCGTTATATTCTTTAATATCATTTATATTTTTTTTATTTTGTTCTTTTAATAAAGGATTACTTAAAATTAAATTTATTAAATCGTGTATATTTATATAAATATATTCTAATGTTATATCTAATTTAGTATAATTTATTTTTTTTATTAAATTATTCATTATATAATAATTATATAATAAATAAAATATGAAAAACAAAAATTTGGTTTTCATATTTTCCATAATGAATGAAACGAATAGTTTCTAGCATTATGATTTCTTTTAAGACACTTGTCACGATTCCAATAAGTAGACCAAAGACACAAGCCAGTACCCAATATGTCGTCCATGAAAGCTATAGCTTCAAATTCTTTTTCTTTGCGTATTAGAGCCTCATCATCTTCACAAAGACGATGCCACTCTTCATTTTCTTCATTTTCTTCATTTTCAAGAAATTCATCCAACACTTGTAGTAGTTCCTTTATTGTGTATCCGTCTAGTTCAGCCTCATCAGCCTCATCAGCCTCATCAGCGGTGCGTTTCCTGCTTGGTTCCATCTTTCGTATATAATCAATAAATATAATAGGATTAATATAAATTAATTTTTTCAATATTTTTATTTTGGTTTTCTTTTATTAATTTTATATATTTAGAAGGCATATTAGTTAATACAATAGTATTAATTTGAATTTCAGTTAAATCTTCATTAATATTTCTTAATTCAATTAATTCTAATTTTTTATTTTGTTCAAATCCAACAATAATTGCTTTATGTATTAATTCTATTATTAGTGGATGTGTATTATCAAATATATATTTATTTTGGGAAAAGATAATTTCATAATAATATTTAATTGTATTTAGTTCTTTTGTTTCTTTTAATATAATATATGGTAATTTAGTATTAATTAGGTTATCATAATAGTATAATTTAATAATTTGTGTTTCTGTATTATAAATTATTAAATTTATACCAAAATAGTGAGTTAATATTAAAATGATATCATTTGTTGGTTGTATTGATGTATCTTTATTATTCATTGATAAGTACTGAATATATTTTTTTTTTTTATATGTATCTATTGAAGAAGTTCTAATAAATTCTTCAATAATTTTAAAATATTCTTCAATATCATTTAATAATGATATTTTTAATGTAGTATTATCTATTTTATAATTTGTATTTTTACATGCTATTAATAATGCACTTAATAAATTATAATAAGTTATATTATAATTTATTTTTAATGTTGGATACAAATCAATTAAATATTTTTTTCTTTCTATTTTTAATTCATTCTGTACATTTAATAAATCAATAATATATTTAATAGTTAGAGTCATCTTATAAATATAAATGTTATATAATATTTATATAATTAATTAATTTATCAATTTTTTATTATTAATTAATAATAAAAAATTGATAAATTAATTAATTATATAAATATTATATAATTAATTAAAAACAATGACTTCAAAAAGAATATCAAAAGAAATAAAAGAATTACAAAAATGTATATTATGTGAAGATATAAATAATCATAGAATATTACATTTAAAAGTTATAAATGATGATATTTATACACTAAATATTCACTTTTTAGGACCAAATGATTCTCCATATGAAGAATTAATAAATATAATTCATATAAAATTATTACCAGAATACCCAATTAAACCACCTATTTTAACATTTAAAACAAAAATATTTCATCCAAATATTTCTCAAGAAGGAATTATCTGCTTAGATATTTTAAAAGATAAATGGACTCCTGTCTATTCAATTAGAACAATAATATTGTCAATAATATCACTATTATCTGATCCAAACCCAGATTCACCATTAAATGGTAATGCAGCATTTTTATACACAACTAATAAAAAAGAATATAATAATATGGTTCTTAAAAATGATATCTAATCATTTACAAATTTATCAAATGATTTTTTTATAAATGATTCAATTTCTTCTTTTGTTGATGAACCTTCTTTTCTTTCTATTTTTGCATTTTCTTTTTCAGCAGGTTCCATCATTATAATAGTTGGAATATATTCAACTTTAAATAATTTAGCTAATTGTTGATTTTTTGGATTTTCTAAATTGACTTCCATAATATTAAATAGTGGAATATCTTTTGCAAACATTTCTTTAATACTTTTTACTATTTCATCCCAATATGGTTTTGTTTTTACACAAGCACCACACATTGGATTATAAAATAATAATAATGTTGGTAATTCATCATCAAATTCTGGTGTATTTGTTTTCATTACACTATTTATCATTAAATTAGTTGATTGTATTCCAGTAAATAATGGTAAATCCTCATTTGGAGTACCTAATTTTAATGAATTAATATCAATATTTTGTTCTATTATTAATTTATTAAATAATGCCTCAGCTTCTATTATTTTAGTATTAATTATTGATAATATAGAATGCGTGCAACTTAAATTAAATAAATTTTCATCAGATATTTCTATAGTTTTTGTAGATTCTATTAATAAATTTCCATGAAGAATTCTCATTTTGTATATTAAATTATATGCAGTATTTATATCATCAATTTTTATAACATCATTAAATAGTTTAGTTAAAGAATTTATTTGTGTTAAATAGTTAATACCCGAATTTTTATCCATATAATAATATATAATAAAATTATATTATTATTATATTATAATT